AAAATAATCTTTTTGACGGAAATCACCACTTCTTTGAATTTGTTTTAGAGTTTCTTCATTTGCTTCCTGAAGTTTACCTTCCATTGCCAATGCCCTTGCTCTACTTAAATTAAACTCACCCCCCACAAATGTTGCAGCTACCATTTCTTGCTCAATACCATTTTCAAAATCTAATAATTTTTCTGCCAATGATACTTGCTGCTTTAATGAAGTACCCATTCTTTGAGCCTGTATTGCATTTCTAGTTAACGCATTTATATCACCTTTAAAGAATGTAGATGCCGCTTCAGCGTTTTCCGCAATATCTTTAAATACTTTATCAGGTGCAACTCCGGCTAATTTAGCCATTTCTGCAACTTGATTTCCCACATTAGCCGCGGTTTCCGATGATAATCCCCCAACACTTTCAAGTACACTTTGTACTTTTGCAGCATTACCCGCAGAAACTCCAAAGTTCTGACCCATTACAGCCAATGATGCCAATACTTCTTCGGAAACGTTTACGGTATCACTAAATTCTTCTTTTAATGCTTTTGCAGTATCAAATACATCTTTTAACTCAACACCAGCATCTCTGAAATTCATTTCAATGTGATGTGCGTTGTGAACTAAATCCTTTGTTTGTGAATTTAGTAATCCGGTTTCTTTTCTAAAATCTTGTGCCGCTGCATCTAATGCTATAAATGAGTGTAATGCCGCTCCTAATAATGCATACATTATCGCAAGAGGTGCTCCCATCGCAACTATTTGTGCTGCAAACTGTTTTGCAAAACCTATTGCATCTCCTATAAATCCAGGCATATGATGTAATAGGTTGTGATTAGCTTCATGTAGTGCTTCAGTTCTTGCTATTTGGGCATTTAAATTTTTCATAACCGCCAATTGAGCTTCGGCTTCCTGTCTTGCTGTACCGGTTAGGTTGGCTATTGAACGTTGGAATTCTTCTATTTGCTTATCACCTTCAGATTGATGATGTTTTATAGCGGCTAATTCTTCTGCTTTTCTCACTACTTCCGCAGTTATACTTTCTAATGCAGCAGTTCCTTCTTTAGATTGTTTTAATGCATCCCCATCTAAACTAAGTTCTTCTTCTTTTCTTTTTATTATCTCAGCACTTATAGAAGCTATGGAACTATATTGAGTATTTTGTCTATTTAATACTTTATTAGCACCGTCTGATATATTGAGAATTCGTTTGGTAATTGATTCTTCTTCTTCGAGAAACTTTTGTCTTTTTTGTAGTTCTTTAGCGGATGCTGTTTGAGCCTGTAAGCGAATTTTTTCCATTGCAATCATTCGCTCCAAATCATCTTTTTCGCTACCTTGCGCAGTAGCTATTTTTTCGTTTATTACTCGAATACGCTCTTTTATTTCTGCGTTTTCTTCTAATAAACGATTTAATTCCGCCTGTTCCGCTGGTGTTAGTGGTGCTACTGCCATTTAAATCAATGTTATTTAAAATCTTTGTCTATGATACCCAATTTTACCCATTTTTTAAATAATTCAGGTTGCTCATCTGCTATTTTTCTTACTCTGGGAGCAAAACTTTTTACTATATCTCCCATCTCATTATCTAATTTTTGTAATACCGGGTCTGCATCTATTATCTGCTGCAATGTTTGTGGTTTCTTTTTACCGAATAATCCAAAAAATTCTTTTAAATTGGATTTTGATATTTTATATTTTTTCATACTCGTTGTAGTTTAACATCTATAAATATCCTATTAATAAAAAAAGTTAGGATTATCTATTAACCCTAACTTTTGAATTGCTTGCTTTGTTTGATTTTTTTACTTCATCCGCTTCTTTCTTTTTAGCATCTACCAATTTATTATAGTAAAACATCCTTAAATAAGTTGGCATTCTATAAAGTTCCATTACGGTAAACCCATTGCCATATTGAACCATATCAAATATCTGGCTATGAATTTGAATACTATGATTCCGTGCTAGGCCAAAAAAAGCTAACACCCATAGTGATAGGCGCCTCCTCCACCTCACCATCTTCATGGGTATGAGTAAATTTCATATCAACATCAGGTGATATTTTTTTTACATAACTTCTTAATGCTCTACTATCTATTGCCAACAATCCATTTACAAATTTGTTTATAGTTGTTGATGAATTATCTCCGTCAACCGATTTAATCATATAACGTAAACGGGTTGTAATTTCTGCACCTGCTCCACCCAATTTTTCAATAGCCTGAATATCTCTATCTATTGCTATTTCATCGCCATGTGTGAGTAATTTACATATAATTTTTTTATTATTAGATGGTAATACGAATTCAAATTCATTTTTATTATCAAATATTGATAAATCTACTTCTTTTGTTTTTACTTTACCCAAATCAACCTTTGCATCAATTGATTCATTTAATTTAGATGAATAAAATTTAAAAAGATACTCCGGACCATACCCCAACAATCTAGTTGCAAGAATAATAGCGTTTTTATCTCCTAAAATAATTTCACTAGGATTTACGTTGCCAACAATAATAGATTCAAATAATTTGTCCAAAACAATACCCTTTTTAATGAGATTTTGGTTTGAAAGAATATCTTCCTCTTTTGCCGTCATATGTTTTATAGTAATTCTACCCGAAGCAAGTGGATGGTCTTTTGGATACACCTTACCCTGCGATGGAAGGTCTAATACTTCCGTTGGAAAATCATATTGTATTTCTGCCATAACGTTATTCGTTTTTAAGTTTGTATATATAAATACATAGTTTTTAAAAAATTGGAAATAAAAAAGGGGATACTTTTGATATCCCCTTTGTTTTTATATTTTTCTTAAATTAGAATTCAAGAATTGCGTAATCATAAGATAATGTTAATTCAATGGTTGCAACTTCATTTGATGAAAAATCCAATTCACCGAAGTTTGCTTGTTGAATAAATGCACCTTTTAAAGTCCATTGTTCAATCTTATCACCAACAGGTCCTAACAAATAGAAAGTAATATCTTTTTTATAGAAATCTGCATATCCACGTCTACCGGTAATCGATTCGTGTCCTAAACGAATCCAATCCATTACCTTTTGCGCTGCAGAAGGTACAATTGGGTCATACAATGTTATAGTCAAATCTTGCCAATCAGCTTTACCTTGTAATTTTCTTTTAACGTTGATATGGTCTAAAGAAATTGTTTCAAACTGAACTGTAGGTCTGTTCATTGCCTTTACAAGATATGAAGGGATAGTATCTATCTCCATCACATATCTATTTTTCATTTTAGGTTCGAAGTTCGTATAGAACATCTTGTCAAACTCTAATATTTCTGCCATTTTATTATCCTTTTATTTTATATTAATAAATATCTACTTCCTTTATTTTCGTATTATGCTGAGAAACTTGCTCCAGTTGGTAAGATGTTGAAATCTATTACGATAAATTCCGCTGTCTTAGCCGGTTGTAAGAAAATTTGTCCTGCTAATATGTTTCTATCAATTACATCAGGTGTGTTGTTACTTTCATCCATTACAACTTTAAAGGTATAAAGTCCTTGTCTTTGTTGTACTGATTCTAAGTAAGGGTTCACAGTGTTTAAGAATCTTTGTCTAGTTGTCGAAGTATTTTGTTCGAATACTAAGAAACGAGATGTTGATGCAACGAATTTTTTCAAGTTGATAAGTAATCTTCTAACATTGATTCTATCTAAAGCAGATGCCTTATCTTGCAATGTTTTCTGTCCAAATGCTACAATACCTTGTCCAGGGAATGCCGCAATTGGGTTTACTTTGTTCTCATATAGAGTATCTCTTTCAGAGTGTGTTAATCTATTTAATACACTAACTGCTCCGGTAATACCACCTCTATTCAAACCCGCAGGTGCAAACCATTCAGCTGCCAATCTATCGTTAGAAGCGTAAACCGCTGGTAACAATGTAGAAGGTGGAACAGTTGTAAGTTTGTTTGTGTTACTATCAATTGTTTTCATCCAAGGATAGTAAGTTGCTACATAGTTTGAATCTACTGAATTTGCTTGTTCAGTTGCTTCAGTAATTGTATCATCATAATCGTTGAAATCAGCAATATAGAAACAATCTTGTCTTTCCTCAACCATATCAATTGCTTTAGAAGTAACTGATGGGTGAAGGCTTCTTACAATACCAGGAGTTACTACCATATTGATATCATATTCATCAGGGTTAGA